TACGTGATCCAACGCAATTTCGTGTTTTGTTTCTCGGGACACGCGTCGGAACATTTTGCTTGATGCCCATTTTTCTAACGCCGTACCATTGCCTTTGACGCCAATTTTTGTAGCGATAGGCAACCGGACAACTTCACTATAAGTCGGAGCAGTTCCAACAGAATCTGGCGTTGCCATCATCGCGATTAAAATGTCGTCCAATCCTTCAAAATAAAAAGTATCTTGCTTTCCCAATTAAAATCATCCTTCCCATAAATTAAGTATTTTTTTCGTCATGATTTCTTCGATTTTTACTTTATTTTGTTCATACGTACCGCTTGCAAAATGTTGTGCTTTTTGCTTTGTTGTCCCATTTTCGGCAAAGCGCCAGTAAAAAGCAGTGCCTTCGAATTGAACTTTGACAGCATTATCTTCGACAACCACTTTTATTTGATCGCGCATATGTTTCTTTTTTAAGAGCGACTTAGGAATATTAGGAAGCAACTGCTTTAGATAAAAGTTAGCTGCTTCTTCTAAAGATTCCAACGATAATTTTTTCGGATCAACTTTTGAAAGGTTTCCTAAATAATCCGATATTTCAGAAAAACCATTCTTATTCCTTGGCATTTTCCACACACCTCACATATGTGTAATAGTTGGTTACGGTATCGTCGTTCTCATCACCTTGTATACTTGTAAAATCTGAATATGGAACGCCAGCAGTTTCCAATGCTGTTTCTAATAACTTCAAGTCTTGCTCTGTCCCTGTTGTATAGAAGGAAATTTGATAGTATGGCAATCTCCTATGAACTTTAGACGATGCCATTTTTTTACTTTTACTCACATTTGAATAAACAATATAAGGAAAATCAGTTCCTTTAGCTGCTTTATCTCTCGTTACTGGTAGTCCAGTGGATTTAAGTACTTCTTTGAGTTCTGAAAAGCTAATCGACATAAGCTAAACTCAACTCCATTTCTCTTGTATCAGGATTCGTATAAATGCGAGTAATGTTATACGTCACAGAATCAATTTTGAGCGCACTTAATTTCTCTGTGATGGATTTATCCCATCTGACTTTAATCCGTCTGACAACGTCCGTCTTGGCTTGCTGTGATAAATATTTTTCTTGAGAAGTCACACCGAGTTCCTCATAAAATATTGGACGCTTAAATTCGTAAACTGTAGTTGGACGATCGTTTTCGTCTGTTCCTGTTTTGATCTCTAGCAACTCGGCTTTCCATTTTAATTTATTCTGTGTTAACTTCGGCATCCTCTTTCACCAGTCCTTCTTGTAAAATTAATGGAGTTAAAGCATTAAAAGCATTTTCCATTTCACTTTCAGGAACTTTGTACAGCCAGAAAATCGAAGCAATATAATAGGCAACCGACGAATTTTCATCGTCAGTTGCCCTTTTTGCATATCGTTTTCCCATGTTTAAGTAGAATTCTAAATTTGCATCATCCATACCTTCTTCAAACTGAATGTGCGATTTAAATCCATCTAATGTGATGGGCATAATTGTCACCTACTTTGTTAAACTGATAGGGTCAGACCATGCCGAACCCGTGAAAGGACCATCGTGTAGATAGCGTGCTTTCTCAATATCATCAGCTCCGACGCCTACTTCGTTATAGGTTTGGATATAGAAATTAATTTTATCGCCAGCTTGTAGCGTTGGAACATCTTCTGTTGCAAGCGTCCAACTATTTGTTTCTGTATATCCCATTTTCACAGCTTGGGAGGGATCAGATACATTGGCATCACCATAATGAGGAATATATGCTTTTGCTCCTGGAACTGGATCCCAATCGAGTGTGACGGAACCATCCGAATTAAAAACCCCAGTTACATTCTGGGGCGCATTAGGGTGTAACTGTTCCTGCCAAGTTCAAGCTATAAACAGGAGTTTCAAATGGTCCATAAATTAATTGCCCATCATTGATGTGATAGATTTTGAAACCAATTTTGTTTTCTCGTGTAAATAACTCTGTTAATTTTTCGATTTCCATTGATCCAATTACATCTTGAATATGGAAATAAGAGAAGTTTCCGAAGTAAATAACTGGAACTGATGGATCGAATTTCTTACTTGTTTCATCATATTTGTCAGCATAATCAGTTACTTCGACAGGATAAGTGAATAATTTGAAATCAAAGTCATCATTGCCAGAATCTTTTAAGATCGGATTTCCATTGTTATCTAGCATAGATTCTAGCAATGTTTGTGCAGCGCGATTAATCATCCAGCGAGCACCAGAACGCATGGCTGTTGGCAACGCGTTTTTCAATTGAACTAATTTCAAATAATCATTGTCACCAGTTGCTGTGAATGCTACTGCTTTTTTAGATAGATTTCCCGCGTTATCTGGATTGGAGTAGTACCAGAATGTTTCTTTGCGTAAGTAAGCTTTTTTCAGCTCTTCGATAACAATTGCTTCAATGTCAAAATCCGACATGTGAGTTAATTTCTTCGTTACTTTGATAATTGCATCGAATTCGATTGGGTTTAAATAAACATCGTCAAATTCGACATCAGTGAACGGGATCAAATTGTCTTCATCACGTTCTGTTGTCACCGTGTTTGCTTCGGCTTGTCTTACTTGAACTGGGAAGCCCTGTGTTCCAGCTGTTTTGTGCGTTGTTGCGAATTTGCGCAACGGATTTTCTTCTTGTAAATAAGAAATGATTTCTTTGTTTAATTCTTCTGGCACTAAGACTTTACCATTGTTGAATCCTACCCCTAGTGAACGGGCTTGATTTGGTGTAATTCGACCAGCCAAATAACGTAAGAATGCACTACGTTTAGATAATTTTTTCACTTTTTCTTCTCCTCTACTTGAGATACCTTTACCAATAATATCTAGTACTCGACTACGTTGAGTTTCATCAACACTATCTGCATTTTCATCGGTCGGTTCAGTTACTTCTGCAACTACTTCTTCTGCAGCAGCTCCCAAATCTTCTACGGTATCACCGAGTTCTGTGACATCTTCTTCCGGCAGTTCGGCAATAGCGTCATTGATTTCTTCAAGTTCTGCGGTAACTTCTTCCACTTGAGTTTCAATATCTGATAATGCATCACGCGTTAGATTTTCGACTTTTGTTTGAGCTTCTAATGCTGATAATTTCGCTTTTAATTTTGCTGCGCGTTTTTCTAAAATTTTTCTCATTTTCATAGGGTAAACTCTCCAATTCGTTTTAATATTTTTTTTCGTAACTTAACTGTCTCGATTGTTTCTTCTTGAAATTTACTTCGTAAAGAAGCTTCTGTGTCTTCATATGCAGGCAACGGAACGATTGATACTTCCCAAAGATCGACATTAGTTATTCGAACTAATGGTAGCTCATCAGAAAAATCTTCTTCTTGTCCAGTCACCCAAAAGCCAAAGCTGCATTGGTTTATATCGCCACGAGCCATCGATTCTTTTAAATCATTAGCAAAGGTAGTATTAGGTAACGTCACTTCAAAGCGAAGCCCCTTTGAATCTTCTTCAAGAACAAGTGTGTTTGCACTAGTGCGTCCTAACACATAATTCCAATCATGATTAAATAAACAACGAACATCTTTGTTTTGTGATAACGATTCTGTAAAAGCTCCTGGTGCAATTTCTTCGTCATACCAACCGTCAATATTTGTTCTAGAGTTGAAAACAGACGCATAACCTTCAATGACAGTAGCTTCACTACCATCGCTCAAAGTTCGCGTCTTCATGTTTTTGATATCAAAACTTCTTGTTTCTAACTTAACCAGTGGAATCACCTTCTTTCATTTTTGATTGGTTAAGCTCTGCTAAATCATCTAACCCGACTAAATCTTTAGAAGCGTATAGCCTTGTAGATTCTTCTGTATTCAATGCATCCACATTTAAATCGCGTCTGCCATCATCAGGTGTATAAACCATACTACGCAATAGCCCTTGAACATTAGTAATCTTTTGTGACATCGTTAAATACTTTTTGATATCCACATTCAGATTTATTCTCTTATCACTAGTGTCGCCATAAAATAAAAAAGTTAAATGCTCACAGATGTTCTGAATAATTGGATCCACAACAAAAGATTTTAAATAAATCGCTGCTTTTTCCAAATCCACTTTCAACAATGAATTGTAGGCATCGGGATCAAACCCTAAAAACTTTGCCAATTCTGGTTTGTAGACATTTAGATATTCTAAAATTTTTTCATCTTGCACCGGACTCTCAAAACCTTCAATGTTATATCCTTTTGATAAAGGGATAATGACCGTCTTTCCTTCATCAGGTATTTCCTCTAACGTATCTTGAATCAGTCCTACCATTTGATTTTGCAGTGTATTTTTGGGCGAAAGATGTGTATCTAGTTTTAACAGATAGGCTAGTAAACCACCTTTTTTGTATTTATCGGTGATAGCCTTTTCTGCATTCATCACCCCTTCGAGCGTGTTCTTAGCTAGATCCATTAGGCCATATCCATAATTACTGGACAATCCCATATTTTTAATCTGGCAAACTTCATTTTGATAAAGTGTGTATCCATCGTATTTAAAAACTTTTATTCCTTGATCTGTGATTTCTGGCGTTATACCTTTCATGAGGTGTAGTTGATTGTTGTCTTTCACCACAAAGGCTTCCCCCTGTAACAAGTAAACATTGACCAATAAACGTTTGAACTCAAATCCTGTTAAATACCCATTTGGTTTTCTCAAGATTTTTTTTGTGTTTTCATCAGTCAAGTTTACACCGTTCTCATCCTCGATTTCCCATTTAGCACAAGCGATCATATTCGATATAGCCAATAAATAATGATAAACATCGCTTGATGACAAAATCGTTTCATCACCTAAATCTACTTGACCAGACAAAATAGAACTACCAAATAATTTTTTATTCAATCGCTGATTTCTTTTTTGAGCGATCCACGAACGAATTCCCAAGTTCTCACCACCTTTCAATTATTTTCTGTAGAGTGATTTTAAATAACCTACATATTCATCTTCGTTCCCAACGTCCATCATTACAGTCATGCTTT